AAGCTCTCACTAATAACATACTTAGTCATGGGCATGGAATGGAACCTTGTTTGTATCACTGTAAAGGTAGTGTTCATTCACACACCCGCCTTTCTTATTACTCAGCTATACCCTTGGCAATATTAGCAATAGCGGCAGTTTTCCATGCCTCATATTCATCGCCGCCAGCAGCTTTCGCAAGCTCAACAACCATTTTCTTCTCAGCATCCGTCTTCACCAGTTCAGCAAGAGTAGCGTTGAATTTTGATTTGTTCTTAATCGCCAGCAGAGATTTGACCGCATCAACATCAAGCACCACAGGAGCAATAGCCGTTTCATCAGGAATACCAAATAATTCTTTGCGAAGGTTGTCATCTAAAATCTTGATTCTCGCATGAGAACCGGGGTTTTCATCGTCTGTACCGATAAACATAATGTTCCGGCTCTGAATTTGTAACAGAACCTCATCATATTTCAACAGCGGAAAGTTTTTTGCATTTGCCGGGATTTTAATATCCCCATTGCCAGCCGCCCGCTTAAAATATAAATCCCACGAACAAAGGTTATCTACCAGAACGGAAGGATTATCATTCATTAATTATCTCTCCTTGATAAGAATTTACGGGCGGGTTGTCCCGCCCGTAGATTAATTTGTTGTCTGCTAATTAAAGAGTGGGAACAGAGAAGTTGGTATCAGAGATAAGACCAATAAGATGTTCCATACCCTTAGCAACTCCAGCACCAATCTCTAAGTCGAAACGTGTGAGATGCTGACGAGTAACAATGTCATCGCCGGTCATTGTGGTAAGACCACCACGACGGAAGATTTGCAGCGGAGCAATATTACCAGTCGGAATGAAGAACAGTAAGCCTTCGGGCATATACAGCTCGAAAGAAGTCTTATCTGCAAGTGGCTTTGTGTAGTTAAAGCTGTTGGGCAGCTCAACCACTGCGGCGCTATTGTAATAGCTCAGAAGCCCGTTCTTGCGGATTTCCTCTGCAACAGCGTCCCCACCATAAGGGATGGTTGTTGTATCAATGGTCTTGTAACCAACAAAGTCATTCATCTGAGAGACCACGGAGTAGTCACCACAGATATTGACCCTGCCGTACCGACGCATAATCTTCAGCATATCATCCACGCCAGACTTTGTGATGCCGCTGCTTTCTGCGAAGTGCTTAACGCTGGTGCAATTCTCAAGAGCATCATACAGCTTGGCAATTACGTAGTACACAGCCTTGTTCTGCATATCAATCTTGACTTGCTCCATACCCTCCGCAACACTTCCGCCAAAGTTTCCGCTCTGAAGCTCACGATAGTCAACTGCAAAGCCTCCTGAGATGGTCTGGGTTGCAATAGGATATTCGCTCCAGCTTGTAGCCGCAAACGGAACGTCGCCGGAATTAGCTTGCCAACGGCTATCAACGCTTTCGTACTTATATGTACGCATCATAGGAACGGTATCGTAAGGAATGCTCTTGTACTGACCCATAAAGCTGAAAATCTTAATTGCTTCAATCAGTTTTGGCTCAATAACAAAACGCTGAATAGCGTTGATTTCTGAAATAGCCATAGAATCGCCAGCGAGAGCTTTTGAACCAAGCTCTTTGATATATTCAACGGTTTTATCAACCTTTTTGCCATCAAAGCGAGACATATCCTTGCCTTCGATAAGTGCAGAGAAGATTTCAACAACCGGGGAGGTAGTTTTAACCTTCAGAGAGGCAGCGTCAGCGTCCTTGACAACATTTTCCATATTAATTTCAAATGTGTTCATATTCGTTCTCCTTTCTTAGATTTATTAGACCACATGAATAAGAGCGAGAACACCGCTGTCGCAGTAACCCGTCTTCTCAAGAATCTCAAAATACACACCATAACCTGTCAGTATGGTTTCCTTTGCCAGTTTGCCGTCTGTGCCAAACACAAGTGTATCGCCAACAGCTAAACTTGCATATGCAGTTGTGATTTCGCTACTTGCAAACTCAACCTCCATATTAGCAACGGTTGTTAAATCGTCGGCGCGAACATATTCACCCTGTTTCACAACAAAATCTGTGCTGTTGCGTGTTTCGGGTTTATCGCAAATATTAGTCACAATATAGTGGCAAGCCTTGCACTCTGTCGCATCTGCGGGTTTTGTAGCTGTTTTATCGGCTCTGTCGATAATAACACCCATACCAACATACAGGTCTGAAGCGGCCTTGCAGTATGGGACGTTTTGCACATTCTTAAATGCACCAATAGTCTTGTATTTCATACCTATATTCTCCTTTCATTTAATTAAAGATATCAACATCTTCGTCCCCTTTTTTGCCCGGTTCAACAACCAGTCCAAAAATGTCGGGAGCGGAATTTTGTTCATGTGTTTTCTTTGCCTCGCGTGACACGCGAACCATTTCGGTGCAAATCTTACTGATAACAGAATTGATTTCCACCTTTGTGGGGTCTTCCTTAAAAGCGTTGATTTCCGTCTGGGCAAACGCTTGCTGTTCAGGAGTATAATCTGCCAGAGCTGCATTCAGCTCAGAAATGGCTTTTTCTTTTTCCAGCGCAGCGTTTGTTTCTTTCATAGTTGTGATTTCTGTATTCTGTTCGGAAATCTTAGTGTCTTTTTCAGCCGCTTCATCTTCAAATTTCTTGCACTTCTTATTCAGTTCCGCAATTTCGTTGTCTTTTGCGGCAATCTGCTCGTTCAGTTCAGAAATCTGCTTTTCATAGTCTGCGTTCTTGCTGTTTGTCTCAGCAACAGCCGTAGCAACAGAATCTTTGATATCTGAAACAAACTGATTCAGAGCCTTTTCATCCATATACTCTTCCTCCTTATTGTTAATTATTCTATTATTCAACTCCAGTACAATGGCGGTATCGTCTGCTGGCCGAATACCAAGTATCGCATATCCGCTATAATCATAAATCTGCGGAATACGACCCTTTTCTTTCCATCCACCGTCGTAGATAATATGCTTATCATTTTCGGGTTTGCCTACAATTTCGACAGAACCCTTTACGTCGCCGGTCTTGAGTTGACCTTGTAGCCACTCAACAAATTTCGGATAGCGCATCTCGTCAAGATGCCCCTCCGCAATAAGGGCGCGTTTTGTCTCGCCGTCAATTTCTACATCGTCAATGTATGCCTTATCACATACTCCAACCATAGTAGCGTCTTCAAAAAGAGGCATATTGTCTCTTATTTCTGTAAGTCCATGCCCATATGGAAGCTTCCTGTTTTCATCCAAAAATTCAACACATAAAGACATACCAACAACAGAATCTAAATTATCTTGCGTATAATTCTCAGACCACGATATTCCATTTTCTTGCCAAGTAGAGTTATCAGGAAATATTTCATGGAGTATCAACTTAATAGGTCTACGACCGCTTATGTTACGTTCTGACGCAATCTCATAAATGCTGTAACAACATATTTCTAACTTTTTGTTTTTCACGAACATTCACCTCCTTATCAACTTGACGGCTTTGGGTTTTCATTCCCATTTATAGCCTTTGTTTGCGCTGTGCTTGGATTACTGTTATCACTCGTAGCAGGACGCCCCGTGCTATGGTCAACGTCTCCGTCAGGAGCGTCTTTACCAGACACGGTAAACGACGTTTTATGAATCGGATAAGCGTTTTCATAATCTTGCTCAAGCTCATAATCCATAAGCGCAATATAAGTATCAGGATTAAATCCTGTGGAGGCTATCCATGCAATTAAGCTGCCTTTCCCTCTTGAATAAAGGTCGGACATATATTTAACTTGCTTGTCTCTGTTTGCAAACATAACGTTCGGAACGTAAAACTCCATTCTACAAGCTTGGTCATGAATAATATTGTTGTTGATACACTTGTTCATCTCATCAACGATATCTTCTATCCAAGTGAACACGTTTGACGCGACAAGCTCAAGATTAAGCGTAGCAGTAGCATAGTTACTGCTGCTACTCGTACCATTAAGCGCACCGGCGCTAAATCCGATATCTTTATTAACGGCGTCAGTTATAGTATTTTCATTTGCCTCATCTAACAGAGAGACATCAACCTTGATATTATCAAGCTTTGTTCCAGACGCCAGAGAAAAGAAAGAAAGACCGCTTGTATTGCTTCTGTTAAGTAACGCAGACTTAACAGTATTATGCTGGTCTTCCTGTTGCTTTTTTGTAAGACTTGAACTTCCTTTTTTCTCACCTTCGGGGAATGTCTCATACACTACCTGATGGTTAACCGAATCGAGGACAGTTCTTTTTGTATTAATGAAATATTTTGCATATTCAACATCGTCCAGCGCCGCAATAGTAAATGGTACTCCAAATGGTTCTTCAATCCCGCTTTTAATCTTTGTGACAATGGTATTGTTGTTGTTAAGGCGAAGCCATGAATCTCCGCTTAAATATTTCCCTGTAGAATAAGCAGTGTAGCCCTCTTGTATCTCAGACGGAAAACCGCGAAGCTTTCTTTTACGCTGGTCATCTGTAAATAAATCAAAATATCTTAGGTTAAAAGCAACCTCATAACTATTGTTCTTTCTACCAATTATTCTTATATAGTTGATGGGGAGCGGTATAACCATAGCGTTAGTTCCATTAGCGTTAATCTCAATAATGTTTTCAACTTCTGTATCAGACAAAATTAACTGCTTGTCTGGAGGCGAATCTTTTACCTCAAAATAAGCCACATACATTCCGTCAAGCGCATCATGAAAAACCGCATCACGAATTATCTGCTTGTAATGTATCGTATTAAGAACACTTCTCATTTTCATGCTGTTCTGTTTATATCGAACAGGCTTGCTTCCGTCAACTTTCGTGGACTTACAAACCACAACAGCATCAAGGGTGTGCATTGATTTTAGATAATCAACAGCGGCAGTTATTGTGCCGTTAGAATAATACGACCATCTTGATATCCTGCGTAATTCTTCTGGATAAACCATAGGATTACGTGAGTATAAATAAATCTCTCGCATTGTATATGGAATAGTAGAATTACCTTGCTGACTCGTACTTGTGTTTATACAAGTTGTTCCAAGCAAGGTATTGTATTCGTGTATTTCATTGGGTGCTGATTGCTGTGGAGCTGTAGCATCATTGCTTTCTGATACAGTTTCATCATTATTTCGCGCAAAGAATGGGAACCTGAACTTTCTTTCTGTAGGCATGATATTTCACCTCCTTCTAATTTACTAATGGAGTAAACTCATAGTCTGAGTTATCCGATAACAAGTCTTGTTCAAGAAGACTTGCAAAATAGTTTCCATAAGAAACTGATGTATAACGGTCTTTATGAGACTTAGAAGTATTTTCAATACGCACAAGTCTCGTTTGCTCAAGAATGGTATATTCCAAACGTATCATTTCGTTAACAAGCGCCGTAGTTTCTTGATAAGGGCGTTCATAGAATATCTGCATCTCAACACTCTCAGAAGCGTATTCTGGTATATGTGTCTGAATCTCATCGACACCTTCTTCATTGTTAACAAGCAAATCTATCATCTTATCGTTAAGCGCTGTACGCATAGCAACAGCAATAGCGCTATTAAGCTCAGGAGAAGCTTTTATAGCAAATACGTTTTCTTCTGCTCCGGCTATATTGATACGTTCAGCCATTTCCTTATCATTCATACACTTCCAAGGCTTATATTCAATGTTCCTGTCTTGGTCGTATAACGTTTTTGCAAGCTGGTCATAAACAGATATACCGGCGTTTCTTGCGTCAAGAACGCAATAATCAGCATCAAAATCATAATAAAGCTGTTTGATTCTTATTGCCTGACGTGTTGTTTCTTTGTTGTCAACAGCTTCGAGATAAGGAACTTGACGTTTATAACCTTGCTTTACTTCAATATGCTCACCAGCAACATCAGAAGATTTATATTCTCTGCTCTCTGGTAATAACCTGATACAAGAGAACACGGAGTTATCGCTTGTTTCTCTTGTCTCCATAGCTATATCGCAAGCAATAATCCGAATCTCACCAGCTTGCTTTGGTATCGCATACTTATTTTTAGTGCGGGAAACAACATCCATATCCTGTCTCGGATAAAATGCTCTTTTTGTAACTCTATTTTTATTAAGCATTTCATAAGAGAAGTAGGCGTGTTTGTTCTCAGCTATCATACTGTTTTCGTATTCGATAGCCCATGATATAGGGTCGAGTTTCTTTCTTTCCTTGATAAGATAATTTCGAGTCTTTATACCATGCCTCAATACAATGCTGTAATCCATAGCCAATACACAAGCGGTCTCTTTTGAAAACATTTCAGTCACAAAAGACTTCATCAGA